AGGCAGGCCGTGATCGTGTCGCGCGGCTGCGCGTCGTAGGAGAAGACTGATGCCGGTGACGAAGACGACGAAGGACGGGAAGACCGCCTACAAGTGGGGCAAGTCGGGCAAGGCTTACGCCGGCGAGGGCGGAAAGTCCAAGGCTGCGAAGCAGGGCCGCGCCATCGAGGCCTCGAAGAAGCGGCGGGTGAAGTATGGCAAGTAAGCCGGGGCTCTACGAGAATATCAGGCGCAAACGGGTCCGCATCAAAGAGGGCAGCGGCGAGAAGATGCGCAAGCCGGGCGAGCCCGGCGCGCCGACCGCTCAGGCCTTCAAGGACAGCGCGAAGAAGCGGGTGCGTCGTGGCTAAGCCGGCGAAGGGCAAGGCTCGCGTCAAGATCACCGCGAGCGGCAAGAAGGTGAGCTACGGCCAAGCCGGTCAGGCTAAGGGCGGCGGGCCGAGGGTCAGGCCGGGCACGTCGAAGGGCGACGCTTACTGCGCCCGGAGCGCCGGCCAGATGAAGGATCACCCGAAGGCGGCCCGCGACCCCAACTCTCCGCTGCGCCTGTCGCGCAAGCGGTGGAAATGCAAAGGCACGAGGTCAGCGGCATGAACCGAGACGACTACGCCAGAGGCGCGCATCCCAACTCCCGGCCGGTGCCTCACCTGTGGGGCAAGCCGGCACCGGGGGCAGGGCGGATGCGCGTCTGCACCAATTGCGGGGCCAAGGAGCTGGCCACCAGCAGCGACCCGGAGCACCCTGCCTACGCCTGCAGCGGGCCAGCGCCTGTCGCGCATCGGCCCACCGAGGCTGATTATGAGCCTATTTGAGGAGATGTTCGACGAGTACGAGCTGGATGACGGATGCCGCACCAACTGGATGGTGGCCCCGATGATCGCGTTGGACCCGCATGATATCGAGAACGCGTTCTCCGACACGATGGAGTACATCCAAGAAGAGCTCGGGGACGACGGCGGGGGCTGCAGCGTGCTGATCTGGGAAAAGACCGTCGTGTTCGCCGTGTGCTCCGGGACCGGCCGGGCTATCCGCTCCTCCGGGATAGGCTGGGTTCCGTGCTCCTGCCCCACCTTGGCCAGCGGCCAATGCTGAGGCGGCGTCAGTCCCGCGAGATGGCCTTCTGCGAGGCCGTCGCGAACAGCGTGGTCGGCATCGCCGTGTCGTGGGTGTTCACCTTCACCGCCCTGCCGCTGCTCGGGCTGGAACCGACGGCGGCCGAGGCGACCATCATCACGGCGTGCTACTTCGTGCTGTCGGTGGTCAGGTCGTACCTAATTCGCAGGCTGTTCGATGTCCTCTGACCACGAGCTGGCCGACGCCATCGCCGAGTTCTACGCCGACCCGCTGGGCCACGTCCTGTTCAGCTACCCGTGGGGCGAGGGGCAGCTCGCCGGGTTCGAGGGGCCCGACGACTGGGCCCGGGCCTTCCTGACCGATCTGGGGGCCGAGGTCAGGCGGCGCGGCTTCGACGGCAAAACGGCGGTCGACCCCATCCAGTTCAGCACGGCCAGTGGCCACGGCATCGGCAAGTCCGCCCTGACGGCGTGGCTGATCCGGTGGATCATGGACACCCGGCCGTTCAGCAAGGGCATCGTGACGGCGAACACGTCGGAGCAGCTCCGCACCAAGACGTGGGCCGAGCTGGCCAAGTGGCACCACATGGGCATCACGAAGCACTGGTACCACCTGAACAGCGGCGGCGGGTCGATGAACATGTACCACCTCGACCACCGCGAGACGTGGCGGGTCGACGCCCAGACCTGCCGCGAGGAGAACAGCGAGGCGTTCGCCGGGCTGCACGCCGCGCAGGCCACGCCGTTCTACATCTTCGACGAGGCGTCCGCCGTGCCCGACAAGATCTTTGAGGTCCGCGAGGGCGGCCTGACCGACGGCGAGCCGATGACGTTCGACTTCGGCAACCCGACGCGGAACACGGGCCGGTTCTTCGAGAACATGCAGGGCCGGTTCCGGCACCGCTACACCCGGCGGCACATCGACAGCCGGGACGTGAAGATCACCAACAAGCGGCTGTTCGAGGAGTGGATCAAGGACTACGGCATCGACAGCGACTTCGTGAAGGTCCGCGTGCTCGGCCAGTTCCCCTCGGCCGGCGAGCTGCAGTTCATCGCCACAGCCGACGTTCGCGGCTGCATCGGGCTGGAGGTCGCGGCGCAGCCTCATGACCCGCTGGTCATGGGGGTCGACGTGGCCCGGTTCGGCAGCGACCAGAGCGTGATCTACCTGCGGCAGGGGCGGGACGCCGAGAGCCAAGGCGTGCACACCTTCCGAGGGGTGGACACCATGACGCTGGCCTCGAAGGTCTCCGAGGTCGCCAAGCAGAAGAAGCCCGACGCCATCTTCATCGACGGGGGCGGCGTGGGCGGCGGTGTCGTCGACCGGTGCCGGCAGCTCGGCCTCGACGTGATCGAGGTCAACTTCGGCAGCAAGGCTACCCAGCCGGGCTACGCCAACCTCCGCGCTCAGATGTGGGGCAACCTGAGGGACGCCATCAAGGACGGCATCCGGCTTCCCGACGACCCAGATCTGGTCAGCGACCTGACGGGGCTGGAGTACGGCTACACGCTGCGCAACGAGCTGAAGCTGGAGAGCAAGGAGGACGCGAAGAAGCGGGGTCTGCCCTCGCCGGACTTGGCGGACGCGCTGGCGCTGACCTACGTCTTCCCCGTATACCCCTCCCGGTTGGGGTTCCAAGGCTCTCAGCAGGCGACTGTGGCCGAGTACGACCCCTTCTCAGGCTGACAAATTTGGTGTATAGAGTAATTTTATTTCTTAGGAGAAGTTGTGGACGGCCTGATAATTTTCTCTGCGGACAACGACCACCCGTGGGCTGGCCTGCTCCACAAGGAGTTCCGGCACGTCTGGTGCGCTCTGAGAGATGAAGGCCGTGGAGTATGGGTCAGCTTTAACGGGCATCAGGGTATACCGATTGTGCAAGTTGAGGCTGCCGCGAATTTTGACCTCGCCTCTTACTACGAGGAGCAGGGCTACAAGGTTATACGGGTTCAGCGCGGCACCGAGCCGTCCTATAGCCCGCTGGTGCTGAACAACTGCGTTGGATACGTCAAGGTCGTCATGGCCATCAAATGCTGGGCGGTCACCCCCTACGGGCTGTACCGACATCTGACAAAGGAGCTTGCCCGATGAAACTTCTGTTTACTATTCCCGGATTTGGCGGCGGGCCGCCCCCACCGCCGCCCCCGCCGCCTCCGCCGCCCGAGCCGCCGAAGAAGGTTGACGCCGCAGTGCAGCAGGCCCGTGCCGACGAGCGCCGCCGGCAGCGCCAACAGAGCGGCATGGGCGGGACCAACGTCACTGGTGGGCAGGCCTTGGGCGGCACCACCGCCGCGACGACCCAGAAGACCCTGCTGGGTAATTGATCATGGCACACATGGGCAGCAAGGACGCGGGCGGCACTTTGATGACCGACCCGTTCGCCGAGGAGGATGAATACCTCCCGACCATCTATCTCGGCAAGGAGCAGATCGCCGCGCTGGGGGACATTGGTTCCCCCGGCGACACGAGGGAGATCCACTGCAAAGTCCGCGTTGCCACGGTGACGCAGAGCCGTGGTGACGCGTCGGCTACGCTGGAGATCCTTGAGATGGAGTTCATGGAAAACGGCGAGGACGACGCCGCCGAGCGCATGTACCCGACGATGAAGGAGTAGCGCCATGCCGCTGCCCAGTGTTGACAATCTGCACACCACGATCCCGCTGAAGGGCAAGAAGTCCGCGCTCTATCGCCGATATGTGAAGCTCGAGAACGACCGCTCGTCGTTCCGGTCTCACTGGATGGAGATCAGCGACTACATCGCCCCGCGCCGTGGCCGGTACCTGATCGAGGGCCAGAACAGCCGTGGCCGGAAGCGGACCACCAAGATTATCGACAGCACTGGCACGCAGGCCCTGCGGGTCATGGCGGCCGGTCTGATGTCTGGCATGACATCCCCGGCGAGGCCGTGGCACCGGCGCAAGGTGCGCGACGACCTGATGGACAATGGCGACGTGCGCCGCTGGCTGTCTCAGGTCGAGATGATCGAGCGCGCCATCCTGCACAAGTCCAACTTCTACAACTCGATCTACACGGTCTACACGGAGCTGGGCGCGTTCGGCACCGCTCCGCTCTACAGGCAGCCGTCGTTCGATGACGTGATCCGGTTCCGGCCGTTCACCGCAGGCGAGTATGTGATCGCCGAAAACGATCAGGGCGTCGTCGACACGCTGGGCCGACACTTCACCATGAGCGTCGGCCAGATTGTGCAGAAGTTTGTGTACGACCCAGACACCGGCGCGATGGACTGGACCGGGGTAAGCAAGGCGACCCGCCGACTGTGGGAGCAGAGCAACTACGACGAGCTGGTCGAAATCCTGCACGTCATCGAGCCCCGGCTGATGGGGGACCGGGACTACGGCAAGGACGACAACCTGAACATGCCGTTCAAGAGCTGCTATTTCGAGCTGGCGTCCGAGAGCGACGAGCTGCTCATGGAGAGCGGCTACCGCAAGTTCCCCGCCTATGTGCCCCGCTGGGACGTGCTCAGCGGCGACGTGTACGGACGTTGTCCGGGCATGGATACGCTGGGCGACATCAAGCAGCTCCAGCACCAGCAGAAGCGGAAGGCGCAGGCCATCGACAAGATGGTCAACCCGCCGATGGTTGCGCCCACCAGCCTGAAGGGAAAGCCGTCCACGGTGCTCCCGGGCCAGACGACCTACGTGGACCCGATGCAGGGCGGGCAGGGATTTGTGCCGGCGTATCAGGTGCAGCCGCGTATCAACGAACTGCAGGTGGACATTGCCGAGGTTCAGCAGCGCATCCAGCGCGGCTTCTACGCTGACCTCTTTGCGATGATGATCAACTCCGACCGCCGGCAGATGACCGCCACCGAGGTGGTCGAACGCCA